TAAATCAATCAACATATGAAACATTAATAATTAGGCCAAATGATTTATATGTAAATGAAACTTTTTCTAACTCGTTAGATGAGGTTGAAAGGTTTTTATTAAATAGAGATGTAATACCAAAATACACCGCTTCATTTCAAAAAACAGTAGAAGACGAATCTGGAAAATTTATATTCATAAATCAAAATGTAACATTTCCATTAAACGGAGAATGGAATCTAGATATATCAACAACATTTTTTGACCAGTATTTGAATACATTGAACGAAATTGGTGTTAGTGTTGATAATTATAGAACTAACTTAATTTCTAGATTTTTAACAACTGGTGCATTAAAAGAATTTGACACCCCAGATCAAAAAATAGAAAAAGTTTTACAAATATATGGTAGAAGTTTTGATGAAACAAGGAAGTTTATAGTTTCCTTAGCCAATATGAATTCCGTACACTACAATGTTGGTGACGATATACCATCACAATTATTAAAAAACTTAGCACAAACTTTGGGTTGGAATACAAACATTTCACCGATTAGTAATGAAGAATTACTTACATCATTATTTAGTAGAAGTGAAAGTTTATTTGAAGGGGTTTCTGTCGGACCAACACCAGACGAATTAAATTATCAATTTTATAGAAATTTAATATTAAATTCAGCATTCCTTTTTAAATCAAAAGGAACAAGAAAGTCAATTGAAATATTATTAAGATTAGTTGGCGCACCAGAAGCTCTTGTTGATTTTAATGAATATGTGTATATTGCTGACCAAAAAATTAACTTAAATGAATTTGAAACGAGGTTTGCAAAAATTTCTGCGGGTACTTATGTTGACCAAGTATCAATCATAGACCCAACAGATGTCTATACAATATTTGGTGTCCCATACACCGCATTTACAACATCACCAATAATAGAAGATGTTACAACCTTGAGAAGTGATTATCCGATTGATTATTTTGGTTACCCTAGTATGCCAAGAGAAACTGAAGATTATTATTATCAGATAGGTGGTGGTTGGTTTGAATCAACACCACAACATAGGATGCCTGAAGTAATTGACGTTACTGGAAGTGTTTTTACGGGCGAAAACCCTAATTATCAAACAGTGTTACAACCTGCAAATTATGGGGAAGAATACTTAAATAGATATAGAAATTTTCCATATATTGATATGGGCTTCAAGATAAGAAAAATTGCTGACAATAAGAAAAGTTGGTCTGATAATGAAATTGGTTTAAGACGAAATAGTGATGGAAACTTTAATGCTTACTATAGGGTGGGTGATGAAAATTTGACAATTAACGTTAAAAATGTTGATATATTTTTAAATCCAGGACAAGGTTTAGCCTATGATGTTTGGAGTATGTCTGTTAATTACAACTTCCCAATACCAGAACAAGGACTTAATTATGTTCCACCAACAAAATGTAACCCAAATCCATATACACCATACCCACAAAGGGGTGGTATTGATTGGACGGAATCTATACCAAAACCAAGAGAAAAATCCTTTTTTGAGTTTGCTCAAACTTTTTGGCATAATACAATAAATGTAAGAAATAGACAATTTATTACAGATGGGAAAACAGGCGGATACCCAACACTACAATCTATTTTTTGGAAATATTTAGAGTCCGATTTATATGTGAATATACCAAATGATCAGTTTACTTATCAAAAAATGATTGACTATGTAAATGGTTTAGGTGATTACTGGATTAGACTTGTGGAACAAATGGTTCCAGCAACAACTTTATGGAATACTGGAGTTAGATTTGAAAATTCAATCTTTCATAGACAAAAATTTGTGTGGAGAAGACAGTGTGGTTGTCAAATAATACCAATACCTTGTAAACCTTGTTCTTTTACGGCACAAATACTACCATATGACTGTCCTATACAAGTTGTTGAGTGTGACTTGTTCCCTTGGGCACAAGACCCAAAAATAACCACTTTTGGTGACATAATGGCAAAATTACTAAATGACTATATCGCAAGTCTAGGTAATGTTGCAGATTGTCAATATAATACAATGGTTTCTACTTGGTATGTTGATATTAGAATTGATGGGGTTGTAGCAACATCTTTTGAATTCTTTACGGGATATGGATACTCAAACCCAGTGTTTAGTATACCTAGTGAAGACCAGTGGCGAAACGCGGTAAATGGTGCGTTAGCCGAGTTATTTACATATGGACTATCATATAATATCTTTGGTGATAAGGTTTATGTTTACAATAATAATTGTGAACCGATAGAAGTTTCACAACTTTTTGAATTAAACGTGGGTATAGATTTTGACATTCTTTGTGCCCTTTTAGATACAGAACTTGGATAATGGGATGTGGATTTATAAATTATGAACTTTTTATAACTGGAGATTGTACAAGCTCTGGGGTTGGTGAGGTATATATTGAAATTACCGGTGGAACACCACCATATACAGTTACAGAGAGTACTACGTCTGGTTTATTACCGACTTCTGCTGGTACACTTACTTACTATTTTAGTGGTCTTACTGCGGGGACTTATGTGTTAGAAATACAAGATAGTTGTCTTTCACCAGCACCAACAGTTACTTACCTCAACATTCCGATATCTTCTGGAACTACAATCCAAATAAACGATATAATACACACAACCTGTGGGGATAATAATGGCATTATTGAGTTTGAATTTAATCCTTTTTATGGTAGTGGTTATTATGAACTTTATGAGACTACATTAGGTTATATATCTAGTGGTCAAACAGCAATTGCAACAAATTCAGTTGGCCCACTTACTGCTGGTAGATATTATTTTATCGGTGATGATGGTGGTGGCTGTACGGGGTCTAGTGCCACGGCAATTGTATTAAGTTCAAACACTTTAGATTATGGTTTTTATGTTGTAAACGACGCTAGTTGTGTTGTTGGTACTGGAGCTGGAAAAATATTTATTACTGGACAAACAGGTACTCCACCGTACACATATCTTTGGACGACTAGTGCAACAACAGATAATATAACTGGCTTAACGGCTGGTAGTTATGGTGTAACAGTTACAGATTCTGATGGTTGTTCTTTATCTAAAACAGTTGATGTTAATTATGTACAACCTGTGGGCATCGGAAGTGTTACGGGTGTACAACCATCTTGTTTTTCTAGTGATGGTGAAATAACTTTAATTGTAACTGGAGGTACGGCACCTTATTATTATTCGGGATCAAACGGGTCTGTTGAAATTTCATTTTCCGACACACACACCTTTAGTGGGTTACCGTCTGGAAATTTTTATTACCTTGTAACAGACGCGGGACTTTGTACAACAAGCGGCAATACACTACTTATAACACCAAACTCATTTTCTTTTGGGTCTGTTACAACAACAAATTCAAATTGTAGTGGTTCTGATGGGACAATAGATATATCAGTAAACGGCGGCTCGCCAGTTGGTACGTTTACCTATGTTTTAATTGATAATTCCGGTAACACAGTTCAGAGTATAGTTACAGCAACAAACACAACATTTAATAATGTCTCATCTGGTACTTATACTTTTACAATAGATAATGGAAGTGGCTGTGGATACACAGGAACAACAACCGTCACTAATACAGATAAGTTTACAATAACTGGATTAACAACAACTGGGACAACCTGTGGATTGTGTAATGGAAGTGTACAAGTAACAGTTTCTTCTGGAGGTACACTACCGTATTCCTACCAAATTAATGGTTTCCCATCTTCCCAAGTCACAACTTATAATAATTTGTGTCCTGGTTTCTATACAGTAGTTGTTACAGACGCAGACGGTTGTCAACAAACAGATACTTTTGTTATAACACAATCTAACAAGGTTGATTTTATACCATACATAACACAACCAATATTTGGAAATGATGGGGATATTAAACTTTTCATAACCCAAGGTACACCACCATTCACATATAACTGGAGTCCAAATGTAAACGGACAAATCGGCGCGGGAGTTACTGGACTTACAGCCGGAACTTATGTTATTGAAGTTGTTGATAGTACTTCTTGTTCAACAACAAAGACTGTTAAATTAAAAGGAACAAAACAAGTTGCCAGCTATCAAATATATAATGTATGTGAAGGTAATTTTGAAACAAACGGACTAATTGGGGAAAGGTCAATTTTTCAATTATACAATGAAGGATATTATTCTTTAACAACAAATGATTTTAATTGTATATTAGACAATGCAACATTTATTGCGGAAACAATAGTTGATGGTGTCACAAAACAAGAACCTTTCTACACCTCAATTAATATAGGTGATTACCCAACAACACAAGATTGGGTAAATGTAGTTACAAATTTATTAAATCAATACGAACAAATTGGTGATGTAATTTTTGATATAACAAATAACACTGTAACCATATATAATTTTTGTAAACAAACACAAGATTGTGAACCAAAAACTTATAACGAACTTACAAATTCATTGGTTATTGTAAATTTAATAATAAATTATGATATTGCATGTGTTGAATGTGACATACCACCAACGCCAACACCAACAACAACAAAAGCCCCAACACCAACACCAACACCCACATTAACACCAACACCATCACCAGGTGTGTTAAAAGTATATACTATGACTTGGAATACAAATTTAACTGGTTTTGGTACTACAAACATCTACAATGTTAGATTACCATTTAAATCAACTGGTACATATTCTAATGGTACAATTAATTGGGGTGACGGAAATACTAGTCCATTATCTTATGCTAATAGACAACATACTTATGTAACACCTGGTATTTACACAATTACAATTAGTTTAAATTCTGGTGGGATTTTGAATGGTTGGGATTTTGGACCGGGTAACCCAAATTCCATAGATAGGAAAAAAATAACATCAATTACAAGTTGGGGACAAATTGAATTTGTAAATAATGATAATTTCTATCAGTGTATCAATCTTACTTTGAATACAGTGACTGATACTCCAGACATTTCATCAATGACAAGTTTAAATTTCTTCTTGTTTGGTTGTACAGGACTCACTTCAGTAAATAATATTGGAAACTGGGACGTTTCAAATATAACGTCAATGTCAGAATTTTTGGGTGGAGGAGTAATACTTAACACATCAAATTACAATAGTCTATTACAAGGTTGGGCATCTCTAGGGTCTTCTTTACAAAATACAGTAATATTTGATGCTCAAACAACATATTATAGTGCTGCACCAAGTGCTGGCGCTACAGCAAGAAACTATCTTGTAAGTACAAAAGGTTGGGTAATTGATGATGCTGGACCAATATAAAAAAAATATCACCTAAAAAGATGATATTTCAGTTTATCGGTATTTTATACGATATTAAGTCCAGATTTCTTTTGACCGCATATATCCTAATACACAAGTATAAGCGTCGGTTTGGTCAAAATTTTCTTTTTTGAGTGTGTTATTTTTTGTGTAATGCCAAGTAATTTGCGGCTCTCTTTTGGCGACCATTTCCCAAACCAACATTTTTTTATCAACATCTTTTGGTAACCCACCAAATAATACGTGTTTACCTTTATTATTTTCTTGAACTAAATCGGGCCAAGCAAATTTTCTAGAATTATATGTTGAAATAAAATCTGGTATAATTCCTAATATATCATAAACTTCTTTACAAATTAAAGTATTAAACCTTAAAAGTGTTTGTATTGTATATACATTATTTGAATTTAAAAGGGGTTCTTCAATGACAACTTTTAAGACACCTAAATCTCTATATTGTAAAAGTTTAGTTCTAAACACCTCACTTTTTAAAATAAGTTCTTTCATTTTACAATCACCAACATCAATTGGTTTAGGTCTAGGTGAAACGTGTGTTAATTCTAAAAGCTCTTGACTACCAATATCAAATAAAGCCCAACCAATGGTTTTTGTTGAAACGTCTAGACCGAGAACTTTTGGTGAATTTTTAATTGTTTTTGACATATTTTTTTATTTAATAATATAGTCCGTTAAAATTAAAAATGTAGGTTTAGAAGTCTAATTTTACAACAAACTGTTGAATACCTTGTCTTTGTACCGGAGACTGTAATTTAGAAATTACTAAAACATCTTTGTCAGAATCCAACAAAGCAATTTCGGTGATATAGGATTTAGTACCTGCAGACCAACTTGGATTGGTTGTATTTTTAAACTCATTCACACTCAAATTAATTTTATATTTCATTTCATAAATTGTCGCCTGAATGTCAGTTTCTAATGAACCATAGAAATAATACTCGTCCCCAAAGTTAAGTTGAGAACCAGTAAAACTTATAGGTGTTAAAGGAACATAATCATTTAAGTTATAGTATGGTGCTGAGTTATAGTTGTCTGGAGAAACAATAAAAGTTGAACCGGTTAAAGATTCTTCAGTGACATAACCATTTATAAATTGGTCTTCTATTTGTGTTGTAAAATCAATTATTCTCCATTGTGCAGGATCTGGTCTTTCTCCAGTATTAACAAGTTGAACTAAAACTTGAAATTTGGTTGCAACAAATCCTCTAAAGACATCACAAGATGGACAATATGTTGTTGAAGTCATACTTTTCATTGAGCCATAATAACTTGCTACTTGATAGAAGTCATTAATATTTGGTGATAATAATAAATCTGGGTCATCACACCAAATTAAGTTGTCTAAATTTTCTGTTAAAAGTTCTAACGTATCTTCTGTTAGAATAAAACAAGTTTCTTGAAAAGGAAATGAGGTTGTTGTTGTCGTAACTGGAAAATCATAAGGTTGAACTAAACAACCAAATTCACCACCAAATCGTACCGCAACATTTTTACTATCACCAGTAATACAATCATTATATGATATTTGTTGATAGTAGTTACAATGTAATGAATTTGTAAAACACACATCATTACTTAATCTATATGTCACATATAATGTTTGATTAGAACCAGTTAAAAGTCCAATTGGACTAGTTTGAGTATCACAAACATTTGGTGTTGTAAGAGAAACTTGTGGAGCAGTTAAAGTCCAGTTTCTATTTGATTTATAGGACATTGCCGCCAAAATTTCCTCATCGTCAATAATAACAACTTTACTATCTGGAAATACCTTACCAATTCTACTTGGGTATCCATCGTCATTTGGGTGTGTATCCCATAAATGATAATACCTAATTCCAGGGTTGTTCATATCTTCATTTTTTGTTGATTTAAGATAATGAACGGTAAATAAATTTAAATCATCAAATCCAGCTGGATCAACATAAAAAGTATCACCAAAACAACATTCTGGATTTTTATGCCACATAATCCAAGGAATATGTAATTTGAAGTTTCTAGCTTGACCAGATGTGTTATTTGGGTTTGTTGGGTCGTATGGTTCTAGTGCAAATTTTTCACCATAGAAAAAGTCTACGGTTTGGTTAGTGTAGTGAATTATAGCAACCGCTTTTTGTTCTTCTGGTGTAACCGTTATTTTTTGGTCAAAAGAATTGTAGTAATATACACTACTTGTGTCTGTTTGACCAGAACTTGAGTTATAACCAAAATATTCTTTACTACCAATATAGTTTATAGAACCAAATTGTGTGTAATCTTTATAGAACGTAGATAATAACCCAGCCGGACTCTCTGTCCAAGGAATATTCATATTCCAAATTTTAACATCAAACTCATCAATATCACAAACAGTTTCAAAATTGATTACATCATCACACCAATGTGGTCTTGGGGTAAAACTATCATAAAGTTGTGTCATACTAGAAGGATAAATAATAACTCTAGCAAAACAATCAAATAAATAACAACTAAAATCTGGTGTTGGTCTATCTAAAGTAACAACATTACCACAAACAGCAACAATTCTATAAGTCAATATAGGAAAACAACTATACATAGACATATTACAATCTATTGGTGGTGGTGCTGGACACACAGCACTAGAAGACGGTGTTATACAAGGCGTTGATGTTGGTGTTGGGGTTGGAGATGGAGTAAGACAAGGTGGTACTAAAGCACTTGAACTAGGTGTTGGTGTTAGTGTTGGTGTTGAATTAGGTGAAGACGTTGGGGTTGGGGTTGGTAAATTAACACACCCACAGTTATATTTTGCGTAACCATCGTAATATATTGTAATAATATCACCAACAGAAGGTCTATTTGTGTTTGTATGGTTACAACCAGAATAAATTAACTCAATATCTTTAGAACCATCTAAAGTTAATAAATCAACAACATAGTTTGAACTTACAACATAATTATTAGTTGTAATTGCACTCCAGGTAATTGTTGAAGCTGTAGTATTACCAGTAAAAAAACCCCTTAGTGGTGCACGATTAAAAACAGGGTCGGCTGTTGAATCGTTGAATGGTATACCATAGGTATTTCCAGTTAAACCGTCAACAAAATATGGGTATTTTACACTTTGTTTGTTTGATTGGGGAACCCCAAAACTATTTTGTTGATTAAATGCTGGTTCTAAAACAAAACTATTTGTTTGGTTATAAGAATTTGGAAGCTTATCATATGAAACCTCACTATCACCAACTTGAAAATAAGAAATATTGAAATTTCCTTGAGATAGTTTTTGTCTACCAGTGTCAGTAACTCTTGTATTAACTAAACCCGAAGTATTTTTAATTATGTATGCCATTTAATATAAATATTAGTCAATGAAAATTATATCATCTGTTGATGAAATTCTAAATTTTGGATTTATCACAACAAGTTCACAACAATCACAACCATTAATATTTGCCTGATCTATATAAATACCAAAATCACTAGTGGCCGTATTACAAGGAGATGGTGATGTAAATGCTAATGAATTTGTAAAACTACCATTAATAATTGTTGTGTTATTATAGGTAACGTTCCATTTAAAATACGAATTAGTTGTAAATCTATCTGAACTTTCACAAGGGTATGGAAGTGGTAATTGTGAATTGAAAAAATATGTAATATCATAGGGTGTTGGTAAACTTGGAGGATTGAAATAAACCGTTAATGCGTTAGAATACGTAGCACTATTTTGATTTGGCCCCCTATTAAATAACTTATTATGAACTAAATCAAATGAAATTGAAACACCATTTGGTAAACTAGGTGAAACAACAATTTCAAACGTCTCTGTTTGAGGATCAATTATTAATTCAAGATCATATCTTGTAATTTGAGGGCCATTTGTTAATGTGATTTGGGACGTTGTTGTTAGTCCAGAAGAATCAAGTATCTTGACAGGAAATAAACCAGAACATAAATTATTAAATACTGGGATTGCACTATATGTATTACCACCATTTACAGAATATTGATATGGTGGGTTACCTAATTGTGGTATTAATACAACCGAACCATCACAACCACAAGTTGGGTCTGTTTTAAGTATGTCTAAATCAATTACAGGAATGTTGCTACAAAAACCAGTATAAATATAAACACCATTAATATTAAATGGTGGTTGAAAACCAATTACCTGCCAACCAGTCAAGGGTGGATTACTTGGATTCATATTGACTATTTGACCTAATGTCAACCCAGAGATTAGCCACATATCTGCAGTATCATCCCAAACTATTTGTAAATTATCTGGTGGATTACTTTGCCAATAAGATTTATTATTGTAATATCCCGCAAATGTAAAATTAATAAATCTATCTTGTGCTGATTGATTAGCAAAATCAACATACAGACATAAATGTTCTACAATATTTGGTGTTGGTGGTAAAATTGTTGTTGTGGTAGTAGTTGTTGTTGAACTTAAAACACAAGTCGTTGTTGCAGTAAAATCACCATAATAATCAACAACTGTTGCCGTGTATGACCCAAAAGTTAGATTATCTAAAGATTGTGAAACACTCCCAGTATCCCAATATACGGTATATGGGGGTGTACCACCAGTAATAATTAAAGAAACAGCACCATCAAAGGAAAACCTACTTGTAGGTAAATCATTTACACACTCAACATAAAGAGGAAATAATGTTAATACATCACACTCGTTAACAGGTTGAATGTTTGGTATAATAATTTCAGGACAATTATTATTTACGCAATAACCACCCAATTTATATCCTATTGGTAATTGAGTATTAAAACTAGGCTTTATTTTACTACAAATACGAACACTATTATTTGACTCAAAATTAACAGTATTAAATTCATTATCACAAGTAACATATGTTGTTTCTAAATCATTACTTAATGTGTTGAATTGATAACATAAACAATTACAATCACATTCAGATTCTTCACTAATTTCTAAATCATATGTGTTAACACAAGATTGTTCACCAATATAACTAACATAAAAACAAATATTTTGACCAGAAACAGATGGTGTTAAAACATTTAAACTAACAAAACTATCTGTGTATGCTGAAAGTTGTGGTAAATTACTAATTACATTTTTATAAGATCCATCACAACTATATAGACTATAACAATCTATCGGACAAGGATGTGCTGTTAAACAATTTTGACACGGAGCCACAGAAGTGTAATAAGTATCAATATGTAAAACAGACATATAAGGCTCTGTATATCCAGTCACTAGACTAATGTCAGCCTCAATATTAACAATTTCAAAACAACCAGATTTTCCCTCAAGCGTATTATCCGAAGGTATTGTTTGACTAAAATATATAACATCCCCAACTTCTAAAATTGATTCAGAACTTAAAAATGTATAAAAAACATTTGATTTAGAACAGCAGTCCTCAAATGTAAAAATTGACAAAGAAATACTTTCTGTTTGAAAATCAATATTTTCACCACTTAACGGAAAATCACCACAATAATTTATATAGTAAGAATCACTAGGGTCAACATAAATTTCAACCGTAGAACCACTACAATCAATAAAGTTTACAACAGATTGGGTTTCACCAGTATTTGTAATTAAAACAAGATCACAATTAGTATAACAAGTACTCATTAATATTTGATATTATATTTAATAAATAATTCATTTTTTGTTTTTTATAAAAGATTTCATAACATCAATATACTTTATTGTTGAGCTATCTTCTTTAATGTAATCAAAATGAGTTGGATTTGAACGTAAAACCTCAATTGGGTCTAAATTAATATATTCTCCTTTAAAAAATTTTCTTTCTTTTTGGTTTTCAGTAACACCAGCCATATGTAAAATAGGTTTTGTGTTATATTTTTCTAAATTATCTGTAGCCCAAGAAAAATCTAAAAGAGGTGTAATTCTAGTTTGATATCCAAATAACCATAAATTCCAGAGTAGTGACCACATTTCCGCAGTCCAGAACTGAATTTGACCAGGATTTATTGGGAATCTTCTTTGATAATTTAACATTTGTTTATAAAGTGGTGTACAATCTTCGTAAATTTTTTGCCAAATTTTATAATCGGTATTTTTAATAATGTATTGACCACCACCAGAATTATCTTGATTTGTTTTTATCATTTCTGTATCTATACCAACAATTGAAGCCATTTCATTTAGTAATTGGTTTTTTTCGGATGTTGGGTGTTGTCTTTCATATCTCCTACAACAATCAATAATATAGTTATAACCAATATAACCGATAGTATCTGACAAGTAACAAATATCATCATTTAAAAGTGTTTTAAAATCTGGTAACTCTCTAAATATTATATCTGCGTCGTGAAGAAAAAAACAATTGCCATATTCTGGTGAGTTTTTTAACCATTGAGATATTAAATACGGTTTTATACTAGGTATGTATGTTTTTTTAATTCTATCATCTTTGTAAAAATGAATATTAACACCCAACTCTAATAACTCTAAACCACCAGACGTTGGTTCGGTTTTTCCGTGAACCATTCCAAGTATTACGTGAATTTGGTTTGGATTAATTCCTTTTTCTATAAAATTATGGACATATAACTTAACTTGCCAATGAAAATACGGAACGTCTGGTTGTGCTGTTACAAAAACAATATCTTTCATATTGAAAATATATTGTTAAAATCTTTAAAGTGAATTTAATAGATTTTATTTAAAACAAATATATCTGAATACATGGTGTTTGCTGCGTTGGTACTACCCCATGCTACAGTAACATCTAATTGATTTGATATTGTTGTATTAAATGTTGATTGGTTTACAACATTAAACCCATAGCTATATGGTGTTCCACTTGACGTTTTAACAACATGCAAATTACCAAGTGTTACAATTGATGCAGTTCCTGGACCACCAATCTGTCTTACTGTAAAATTCAATACTAAATTCCAAACATCTGCTGGATTAATTGCAGCAACTGATAAATTACCAGTATCTGCTAGTGTTATTGCGCCGGCATTACTTGTAACTCTAATTCTTATTGTGTCACCACCAGGTTTTACACTTATTAAACCACCAAAATCAGCTCTAAAACTATCACCAACACTAAAACCATTTGCGGGAACAGATAGACTACCAACACCACCATCTATAAGTGATGTTTGTGTTGTTGCTGTTGCCGTAACACTATTGCCAGTTTGTGCAAATAATCCGTAGACAGTGGGTCCAGGAATTGTTTTTACTTTAACTTCACCTGTCGTAGAATCTCTTGTTAAATAATTTGCGGGTAAGTTAGTATCTGTTGTTGGTGTAGATGATATATTTAATGTTGAAGCTGTTGTTGATTGTAACGAAGTATTACCAGTAACGGTTAAATTACCATTAACCGTTAAACCAGTTACAGAATTAATTGTTGATGTTAAATCTGGTTGTCCGTTGTTTTGTTTTATTGTAAAGGTATTACTACTATAAGTGTAACCAGTAACATATGTGTCTGGATCAACAGGTAAATTTTGATATGTTGTTGCAGAAATTGTTGGAACAATTAAAGTTCCTGTCATTGTGTCACCACTTTGATTGACAAATAAATTTGAAAAAACATCAGCCACTTGACTAACGGTTGCCTTATATGAGGATCCAGCAGGGTTTTGTGAAATATCTGACGGTATTACAACGTGAATATAATCACTTAACGTAACACCAGTCGCTAAAGTTCTATCTGTTAATAATGCCATTTCTTTTTTTTAATAAATATTACTGAAATTCATATATAAAACCATCTTGAAAATAAAATTGAAATGTGTCTTGAAATAGTTTTAAATCACTTAAAACTTCACAATATAAAATATTTAAATGTTCACAATTTTCATCATAAGAAACTATTTTAATACCTAAAGCTGGTGCTGATTCATATGGTGGGGGAATATTAATTGTAATTTGTGGCGGTACCGGGTTTGTTATTGTTGCTAATAGAATACATAAATTACCATATACATTACAAGCGTATATATTATATGGTGGTGTAACACCCACAATTGAATTTATTATTATTGTTTGCATATTAACAAGTTAGTATGTCTGTTATAACCCCAGAACTATTAATTCTTGCGGCATAAACTAAAACGCCACCACAATTATAGTTTAGTCTATACCAGTTTCCATTACCAACAAATGGTGTTGTTAAGGTGTTATTAGTATATATAACATCACCAATCACTAATGTTGAAACATCTGAATATACTTGAAAATCACAGTTATTAATTAAACAAGCAAATGCCGATTCAACATAACCTAATAAATTAGAAGACCAACTATAAATTACTGGTTGTGATGTTGATGGAGTAGGTGTTGGTGTCTTTGTTGGTGTTGGTGTTGGCGTTGGACAAGGACCCAAAGTTGTTGCAGACATTGCTGGTGAATAAACAGTTGGGGGCGCACTAGCACAAAATCTTATTGCTTGTTTTTCTGGTAAAACTGATGATACTTGTACATTACTACAGTTAATATAATTATATTCTTGTAATAAATCAGAAAAATTATTTATTTCATAGTAAAGACAATTATTTGGTACTGGACTTAATGTTGGTGTTAGAGTTGGTGTTGGTGTAACAGTCGGTGTTGAAGTAGGTATTGGTTGACACTCAACACATTTACCCTCATTAGTAGAACCATAAACACTAGTTACACTAATAACACTAGGACCTGAAATATATTCAACAAAACCTCTAAAGATAAAACAACTAGAAACACCATCTACAAAACCACCATAAACATAATCCTCAATTAAAGATTGATTGTTTTGGTCATAGATTGTTTCGGTTGTAAAATAAAACTCACCAGTAAAACAGTTCTCAAATTTAGACGAATTTGCACATTTAATATATCCTTCTATAATATTGAATTGGACAGTACCACTAAAATTACAAGCCCTAGTTGGGTCTGGTGTTGAAGAAGGTGTCACTGTTGGTGTTACAGAAGGTTTTGGTTTTAAATTAACCGCAACAACATCCACCAAAAAAACATATGGATTTGTTGGCGTTACAGAAGGTGTTGGTGTTATAGTAGGTGTTACGGTAACTGTTGGTGTTGGTGTTGGTGGTATTGCACAGTCAAAAACTGCGTCAAAATCAAACCCAATACAAGGTGACGTTGGTACTGGGGTTATAACACAAATACCAGAATTAAAAAACTCACTATATAAATCTGGACAAGCGTCTGTAATTGGACTAGGACCAAACAATTCACAAGGGTCACCTAAATTTGGTGCAACACACCATCTGTCCTCTACACCAGAATAGTATATTGTGTAACCATTTGTTGAGCCAGTGAAATAGTTATAACCAATATATGTTCCAGGTGCAATCCCATATGTGTCGTCATACACTAAACTAGTTCCACTAATACAATAATTACTACTACACGGCATACTATACTACTAAAATATTATTTGATTCATATAAATCTTTATCCACGACCTTTACGTTAAATGTTGTGAGCGAACTTAAAATTTCCGGCATATCAAATGTGTTTGGAATATCACCAGGGTTTAACCTGTCAATATAAACACACACAACGTTTGTTGGATCACAAACATATACATCATATGGTGATGTTCCAGTAATTCCGTTAATTGTAATTTCAATGGGCATAATATAATAAATATAAAAGAAGGAAAAAACTTGTGTAGTTGATATGTTTATTTATTTTTTTTATATTTTAATTAATGGACGAACAAGAAGCAATCGTAGAATTATTAGAAGAAGTTTTGGGTGACCACGGATTACATTATCCGAATCGTGGTCAAATTTCTTTTAATTGTCCTGTGTGTGATGAGGATAGAAATAAACATAACCTTGAAGTTAATTATTTTGATGGAGTCTATAAATGTTGGGCCTGCGGCGATAGTGAAGGCACTCACGGTAATTTAGGAAAATTATTTGATAAGTTCGGTAATAGAAAGTTAAAAAAACTTTATAATATTTTAAGACCAGATGAAACTGAAAAAGTTGTAAAAGTAAAAAAACCAAAAGTTGTGCTTCCTGACAATTTTACATTGTTCAAAGACTCACACCCAGTATATCCAGTAAGAAAGCAAGCGTATAACTATCTTAAAAGTCGTGGTATTAACGATGAAATAATTGAAAGATTTGGTATTGGTTTCTGTGATAAAGGAAGTCATATGGGTCGTATTGTAATACCATCATATAATAAAAAAGGAGACTTAAACTATTATGTTGGTAGAAGTTGGGATGTTAATAGTAGAGCTAAATATAGAAACCCAGAAGCCGAAAAAGATCAAATAATATTTTGGGAAAATCTTATTGATTGGAATAAAGACATTTACCTTGTAGAAGGTGCATTTGATGGAATGTTTTTAGATAACCCAGTTGTTATGCTTGGTAAACATATGTCTGAACTTCTTTTTGAAACTATTTATAATAACGCAAAAGCGGACGTAATAATATGTCTTGATGGTGATGCTTGGACAAACGCTGTTAAGATATATCACGAACTCAATGGTGGTGAATTGTGGGGTAGAATTAAAATTGTAAAACTACCTTTAGATAGGGATGTTTGCGATTTGAAAGGTCAAATTGAAGATTTTTTTGTAAAAATTTTGGATTAGTCAAAAAAATATATATCTTTGCATCTAATCTTTAATTTAAACGTTATGAAAAAATACATTGTAGTAGAAAAAACACATAAACCAGGTTTCATTTCAGTTATCAATACCGATACAACTAGTGTAGACGACCCTTGGTATAATATGGCTAGTATGTCTAGTCCCTCAAATATGGGGCAGTTAAAAGAAAAAGTTTTGACGTTTAAAACAAAAAAAGAAGCTGAAGAATATAAAAAAGCCACCCAAAAAATGTACAACAAACAATGGGAAAAGTGGGGACAACACTTCAAAAAAATGGGATATAATAAACCAAAGTGGATTGTTGAGGAATATACCAACGTTTTTAAAAACCAAACATATAAATTCATATGAATTTAAATTTAAAAGCAAACTTATTTATATATGAGGCAAAAGTCGGTGATTTTTACCTTTCCGGTGGAGATAAAGTAGAAGTCTTAAAAAGAACTGAAAAGAGAATATATTATTCAAATAATGTAATTGTCTCAATAAAAACATTACCCAATGGAATAAAATACCTATCATCAAAATCTGTTGTAAGAAACAATAGATCGTATCCAGTCGTTAATCAAATGATTAGAGATATAGAAGGTTATTTAATATACAAAAACTTAACAAAAACTTTATGAATTTAGAAAAAGTAGCACAGGAAATAAGAGACATCTTATCCAAAAGACAAAAAGAATTACAGTTGTCTTTTGAAGAAGATAATCACAAATACACAATGTTGGATGTTGATGGAACACTTAAATCGGATTTCCCATCGGTTTCTAAAGTAATGAAGTTGTTTTATGATGAATTTCCGAAAGAAGAAAAAGCTTTGGAAATGGCAGGAGGAAATCCAGACGAAGCTCAAAGACTAATAAACGAGTGGGAAGCTAAAGGTAAAAAGTCTACTGATTTAGGATCTAGAGTTCACTATTTCTTGGAAGAACACGTATTAAAAGAATTTAAACAAGATAAACAAGTTAGACAACCAATATTTGATTGTGATGCACAACAGATTGTTATAAGTGACACTATGATTGTTGCTGGTAAAAATTACATTGAATTATTACAAAAAAGAGGTTGTGTTTTACTAGACACTGAAATTGTTCTTGGTGATCCAGAGTTGGGATACACCGGTCAACCAGATAAAGTTTGGTTAATATTAAGTACAAAAGGTGAGATTGGTTTATTAATTACTGATTGGAAAACAAATCAAGAAAAAAACTTTTTAGTAAAAAAGTATACAAAAGAGATGAAACCACCATTCAAATACCTACCAGACAATGCATTAGGACATTATAAAACACAACTACCATTGTACGGAAAACTTTTAATTAAAATGTTGCAAGGATCTAAATACGAAAACATAAAATTGCTTGGTTGTATAATCGTTAGATTAAGTGAAGAAAGAGAGTATGTTGAATATAGAGTTGACAAAAACACAATTGATACGATATTAGAAATGGATATAAAATCAAAATTAAAAAACAAATAATATGGATGATATAATTAAACCCAGAATTGACTTAAAACAACAAGAAACAATTTCTTGTGAGAAATGTGAATCTAAATTTTTTAGAGAAGTAGTGCTAATCAAAAAAGTACCTAAATTACTAACTGGTAGTCCTGAAGACACACTAGTACCGTTCCCAACGTATAGATGTGATGACTGCGGACACGTAAACAAAGATTTTGAACTTTTTGATTAAACATTATGGAAGTAGGAAAAATGACAATTAGTGAGGCATATCCTCATTTGAAATCTATAGCGAATGCTTATGGTTTAAATCTTAAAAAAGTAAAAGACTTTAGGTTTGCTAGAATAATTCTGGTAAATCTTTATAATAGAGAATTAGTATAAATAAAAAAACAAATAAAATGGCAAAAAAATTAGTATGGTTTGAGTCTTACACAACAATTTGTAAGTATTCTACCGAGTTGACAGATGAAGAAGCTAAACTTTTTGAAGAAAATGAGGAAAAGTTTTACGAGGAAGTGGACTTTAGGGGTGACCAAGAATTGGAGTGGGACAAAATTCAAAATGAAGATGAATACGATTTTAGTATAGAGGAGGATTAAGTATGTTAAGTTATAAAGAATTTTACATCTGGTTAGAAGGTTATTTACACGGTAAACTTGAAAACAAAAACATAGGAATTGCACCTATAGTTGAAAAAATGCAAGAAGTCAAAGATGTTGACCCATTCTTCCCTAATCCAAGAACTGTAGTACCAATCCAAGTACCAACACCCCACAACCCATTTAAAGAAGATGGATATGATGACTTGGGTACACCACCAAAAATTGTAATGTAATGATAAATAAACTTGTACACTTTTCTGATTTACACATCAGATTATTTAAAGACCACGACCTATATAGGTCAATTATGGAAGACGCGATTAGTCAATGGAAAGAAATTGAACCAGATAGAATTGTATTCACTGGAGACCTAGTTCATTCAAAAAATCAAATGACACCAGAACTTATTGAGATGGTAAGATGGATATTAACTGAATGTTCTAGTATTGCAAAAACAATAATCATTCCTGGTAACCACGACTTTTTAGTGAATAATACAGATAGGTTAGACGCTTTATCTCCGATTATCCATTCATTAAATGACAATAATATTGTTTATTACAAAGACCGCGGTGTTTATGAAGATGATAATGTTAGTTGGTGTGTTTATTCACAATACCAGGGAAATATTCCACCAGATTTGAATGTTGCTACTGGAATTAAAGTTGGTTTGTTCCACGGACCAATCCAGGGAATGAAAACAGATTTAGGTTTTGACTTTGGTGAGGAAGCGTATGACGTAGAGAAGTTTAATGGACTAGACATTGTGTTATGTGGTGATATTCATAAAAGACAGGAGTTTAAGTTTAAAACTGGTAAAGGATATATGATTGGATCACCAATCCAACAGAACATTGGAGAAAGTATCAGAAACCACGGTTTTGGAACTTATGATTTCGGAACTAAAGAGTATACCTATACAGACCTTGAAAACCCAAAACCGTTTTTAAAGTTCTCAATAAAATCTTTTGAAGATATTGAAAATGGAACCGAAGTACTCAAAAATTTTTAGTAAGGAAGTTTTAAAAACAATAAACAATTACTGTGACTTAAACGAAATAGAAGATGTTGATGGTTTTATTAAGAAATGTTTTGACACCGGGTTTAATATTAAAAAGTATGGACTTTTAGGAAAAACACTTAATGACGATGAAAAAGACTTAATTCAAGAGGTAATAATAGAAAAAGAGGTAATTAAAGAGATTATTGTTGAAAAAAGAGTAGAGGTTCCGGTTGAAACAGTTAAAGAAATTGAAAAAATTGTTGAGGTTGTAAAAGAAGTACCGATTGAAGTAATAAAGGAGGTGGAAAAAATTGTTGAAGTTATAAAAGAAATACCAGTTGAAACTATAAAGGAGGTTGTGATAGAAAAACCAATTGATAGGATAGTTGAAAAAGAAATTTACATAACAGACGATGACCAGGTAAATGAACTCGGCGGAAAAATAACCAAACTGGAAGAAAATATTTTACATTTAAATCAACAAATAGACGAAGAACGGAAAATTTTTTCCACTAAAACCCAAGAATCGGAAATTTTTTTCCAAAAAGAAATGTCTAAAAAGGAAAAAGAATTAGACGAAGTTAGACATTCTTTAGACCAAAAACAAGACAATACAAATGAAAAAATGTTACAAGAAACATTACAAAAATTGAGAAAAGAACTCACAGAAAAAAATGAAAAAATAAAAGAATTAATAAAAATAAACAATGACCTTGAAAATATTAGTAAAACTGGAAAAAGTGCTGTATTTTTGCGGGGTTCAAATTTAAACGATACAATATGATACAATTAGTAATTTTTATGTTAGCGGCCTATGGTATGACAACCATTTTAGTTTACGGGTCTATTTTTAACGGTGTAAGAAATTTTATACACGAACAAGCAAATGCAGAAACAACAAATATCCTAACACCTAGATTTAAATTTGTTTCCGAATTAATACAGTGTATGTTATGTACCGGGACGTGGAGTGGATTTTTATTATCCCTTACAATGTTCTCACCGGTTCATCATTTCATTGGACTTAATGAGTATTATTCCATATTTTTTGATGGAATGTTGTCAGCAGGTTCTGTTTGGGCAATCAACGCAATTATTGAGTGGTTTGAAGAAAACAGACAATCCAATCAAAAAGTTGAGATGACTTATATAATTCCAGAGGAAGAAGAACAACAAATTTTAAACGATTAATATAAATAAAAATGGGAAAAAAAGAAAAAGAACGCAGAGCAAAAGTGGCGAAAAGAAACAGAAAAATCGCACAAGAAAAGTACGCAACACAAAAAGCGATTGAAAAAATGATGGAAAGAATGAAACAACAGTCAGAAATGGATGTTAAAATTGGTGATGAGAGTGTACCATTTGAAGTACTAGGTGAGGCCGATTCGTTATTGATGCAACAAACTTTGGATAATGTTGAACCAGAATTTGATAGCGCTGGATTTACTGTTGAAGATAGAGAAGAAAACGTTGAACCAGAAACAGAGGGGTAAAAATGGATTTATTCAATCCACCAAAATTATTTAATTACAATATTATGATAAAAGATTTAGATTTCTCAAAATTTGAAAATCCAGTAATCCAGGTTGTGTGGGAAGACTTGCAGGAGAACTTCACACAGGACAAGATGAAAAGTGTTAAACACTATTTTCAAAAGAAATACAACACAACAAACGTCAATGTGGTGACAAAAGTCAAAAATGTTGACACAGAAACAATGCAAACTGTTGATGTGTCCTTAAATATTACTGACACAAACTACCAATTAGATTTGTTGAAAAAGTTTTTGGAGTCTAAAGGGTATGGAGAACACCTAGATGAAATTTTAGAACTAAACCGAATGGTTGAAAATAAAATGCAAGAAGGTGATGTTGAAATAACACAATTTAAAAAGTGGTATATTAGAAACATTGAGTTCTCCAACTTTTTATCATATGGGGAAAATCAAAGATTAGATTTTGATAAGTTAAATGGCATTGTTGTGGTTGAATCAGATCCACCAAACTTTGGAGGGAAGACAGTACTAACAGTTGACCTACTTATGTTTTTATTTTTCAATGAGACAACAAAAACAACAAAAGCTGAAGAAATATTTAACCGATTTACCGATAAAGACTCGGTAGTTGTAAAAGGCGAAATCACAATTGATGGTGAAGATTATATCATTGTAAGAAACATTGAAAGAAAGAAATCTAAAAAAGGTGAATGGAATGTAAAAACAGAGCTTGACTTCTTTAAAAAGTTACACGATGGTAGTTTACAGAATTTTACTGGAGAACAAAGAAGAGAAACCGAAGAGTTCATCAAAAACTCAATTGGTACAAAAGAGGACTTCTTAATGACAATTCTTACAACTGCAACAAACCTAGAAGATTTACTAGAGTCAAAACCAACGGCCAGAGGACAAGTACTATCAAGATTTATGGGTCTTGAGTTCTTAAAAAGAAAAGAAGAGGTTGCAAAAGAAATTTACTCGTCTTTTAGTAAATCAAAATTGTCAAACATATATAATTCAGAACAATTAAAACAAGACATTGAATCATATGAGTCAAAAATTGTTGAATTAAATGAACAAATAGATAATCTTAAAAAAGAAGTAACAGAAATAGAGGATTCTATCACAAAAGGAAAGGATTATAGGGACTCAATGTTAAAAAAGAAACATTCGGACATTGATAAAGAAATCGCACTTCTGGATCCAGAAAAAACAAAACAACAAATTACAACTCTACAAACAGAAAAAGAAGGTTATATTAAAAAACTTTCAGAATTAAAAGTTGTTGAACCAGAACAATACTACGAAGAAGATAAACACGATAAGGTAAAAGAGGATTATAAAAATAAATTCCAATCAAAAATTGAACTTGACACAAAAATTTCTGAAGTTGAAAAATTACAATCATCAGTAAAAGGTGGTATTAAATGTGAACATTGTGGTATTGAACTTATGAACGCTGCAATTACGCAACAAAAAATATCAGAACTTGATGGATTTATCACACAAAGAAAGGTAATAGAGAAGTTAATGACTGATTTATCCAACAAAGAAAAAGAGTTTGTTGAAACAAAAAGACAATTTGATGAATATGAAAAAAACAAACTAATCAAAGAAAAATATGATTTGAGTGTTGAAAGTTGTGATTTGAAAATTTCTGGTCTGGAAGATAAAATAAAAAGGTGGAACGAAATCCAGGATAAAATCAAAACAAACGACCAAATTGACTCAATGTTAATTAAAGCCGATTTGAAATTGGAGGGGTATGGGAAACAGTTGAAAGAAAAAAACACCCAGATTTCAACAAATGAGTATAATATCAAATCAAACCAGGAAAAAATAACCAATAACGAAGGTCTTATCGTAAAAATCAAAGAAGAGGAAAGTAAGGATAAGATTTATAAAATGTATATGGAAAGTTATGGCAAGAATGGTGTTGGTAAGATTATTATGAAAACAATGATGCCAATCATCAATTCAGAACTACAAAGACTAATGGAAGACTCCAGTTACTTTAAATTAGAAATAAGAATTAATGACAAATCAGAGGTTGAGTTTATTCAGATTGACAATAGCACTGGGGTTGAAAAACTAATGGTAAGTGGATCTGGTTATGAAAAGACAATTGCGTCACTCGCTTTGCGTTCAGTATTGAGTAAGGTATGTAGTTTGCCAAAACCAAATGTTGTCGTCTTTGATGAGGTGTTCGGTAAAATTAGTAATGATAATCTAGAAATGGTCTCTGAATTTTTTGTAAAAATAAAAGATTATTTTGATAAGATTTTCCTTATCACACACAACCCAATGATTTCACAATGGAGTGATACAACTGTGAAAATCCATAAGGAAAATAATGTATCAAATTTAGTCAATCAAACAAAATTTTAAAATCTTTTTATGAAAAAATTAATAGTAGAAACGGATATTATCCAATTCCATAATGAATTGAATAAAATTGTCAACGAATATTGTGATAAAGCTTGGGATAGTCAAGAAGGTGGAAAAAGGAGAAAAATAATGGGGGATTTAGGTGAAAAAATAAGTCACAAAATATTTGAATTTTGTCTTAATCATTTAAAAATAATTAACTCAATCGTTTATTCTGGAACTGAAAAAAAAATACTATGTAAAATAAATGACCACGCTTATTTTTATGCACAAGTAGACAAACACGTTGAAATACTTAACGAATTAACAATGATTTGTGAAGCAAAAACATACTTGGATAAACCATACATTGAAAGAGCAAACGCTGACTTTAGTCTTATCAAGAAATACAATACGATTGGTAACAAAAAAATTTTTAGTTGTATTATTTCATTACAAGATAGCATAAAAAAAGAAACACTTTCTTTTTTTATGATGGATGGTCACATTAATGATGTTTTTATTCTTATGGATAATAAAAGATCATCAAAAAAACCAATATGGAATCCCAACTTTAGAAAAAATATTAATTTTGATAAACTTTATCAATGTATTTTTACAATAATAGAGAATATGACTAATGAAATATAACATATCATTTAATACCTTTGTAACATTAAAATTTAACATATGAAATACCTATTATTTATGTATCCCTGTGGTGATGACTGGGATGAGATTGAATCAAATCACAAATTAGCCCACGAACTAGGACAAGTAGTTAATGAAGATGAAGTTAGATATGTTTATGGTGAAGCCCATTCAATATTTCACTTCAAATCAACAGTACCTTATGATGAATTAGCAGACATTATAAAAGTAATTAGTGAATCACTACCAGAAAATATGTTTGTCTTAATTAAGAGCTCACCAAAAGTCACATCAAATATGGCGGAAGACCATTTAGGACATTTAATGTCAGAAAAAAAGAGACAAAAAAAATTAAGAAAACCTAAAAAGGACAAGTTTGATCCAGAACTTTTTTCAGAAAGAATGAAAAAATTATTTGAAGATTCTGATTTAATCATTGAAAATCTTTTAAATAAATCAACTTGTAATTTGACTATTGACGAAATTTTAGATAAAATTTCACAGAAAGGAATTAATTCATTAACAAAAGCAGAAAAAGATAAGCTAGACAAATATTCGGGAGAGATTTAATATGAAAGATAAAAATTTAGGAGCACCAATTAATCAAGAAGAAATATATCATTATTTAAAAGACATCAGAAAAATAAAAGTAATGACCCCAGAAAGAGAAAGGGAGTTAGCACAATTAATGAAATCTGAAAATTTAACTAAAAGAGACCAAGAAAAAATTGAACAAGAATTACTTGAAGGGAATTTAAGATTTGTAATCACTGTTGCAAAACAATACCAAAACCAAGGACTTGATTTGTCAGACCTTATTGCAGAAGGAAACCTTGGTTTAATGAAAGCAATTAAAAACTTTGACTGGACAAAAGAGTTACGGTTTATTTCATATGCTGTATGGTGGGTAAAACAATCAATTATCCAATCATTGAACGATAATGCAAGAACAATTAGACTACCAGTTAATGTTGTCCAGGATTTACAAAAAGCAAAAAAGGAAGTTGAACAAAGTGGAAAGTCATTAGAGGAGAAATTTTTAGCGTTACCATCAATTGTAAACCTAGACACAAACATAAATGAAGATGGTGACACACTAATTGATTTAATTCAAAACCACGACGCACCAGCCCCAGATGCCGCATTTGACACAAAAGACATTTTAAAGAATAAACTAATGTCATTATTGAATGTACTAGATGAACGTGAAAAAATAATTATTGGTGATTACTTTGGACTAACTGGAGTCCCAAGAACATTAGAAGACATTGGTTCAGACTTTAATTTAACTAAAGAAAGAGTCCGTCAGATAAAAGAAAAAGCACTTCGTAGATTAAGAAATGAATCTTCAGAATTGTTTGAATACCTATAAAATATGAATGTATTAAGTTTGTTTGATGGAATGTCTTGTGGACAAATTGCTTTAAATCGTGCCGGTATTCATTATGAGAATTACTATGCTTCAGAAATTGATAAACATGCAATACTTGTAACAATGAGTAACTATCCTAATACTATCCAACTTGGTGATGTTATGGATTTGGTTGGTACAGATTTACCTAAAATTGATTTATTAATTGGTGGTAGTCCGTGTCAAAGTTTTAGTAATGCCGGAAACGGTACCGGTTTTGAAGGTAAATCTGGTTTATTTTGGGAATATGTTAGAATATTAAAAGAAACCCAACCAAAATATTTTTTGTTAGAAAATGTAAAAATGCGAAAAGAATGGCAGGACATTATTTCAAAATCATTAGAAGTACAACCAGTAGAAATTAATTCAAAATATTTTGTACCTCAAAATAGACCAAGATTATATTGGACTAATATAATTATTGATGAAATACCGAATTCTTATACTCATTGTTTAAATGATATTTTAGAACAAGCACCATTAGAATATTATTTGACTAATAAACAAAAAACAATACTTGATTTGGATTATAAATGGAGTGAAAATGAAATTATACGACATAAAGCTGGTAAACATCAACAAGATAATATCTATAGGTATGATGGTATAATGTGTTGTTTATCCGCATCAAGTCACGGAGCCGCAAGACATTTAACTAAAACTTATTTACCTAATGGTGATTTAAGAAGATTAACCGAAAATGAAGTTGAAAAACTACAAAGTGTTCCGATAAATTACACTAATTATGTTTCATCATCAAAAAGATACGAAATGTTGGGTAATGGTTGGACTGTTGATGTTATAGCACATATATTTAAAAATATTGAACAATGAATGTATTAAGTCTTTTTGATGGGATGAGCTGTGGCCAAATCGCACTAAACCGTTTGGGAATAAAATATGATAAGTATTTTGCATCTGAAATTGATAAGTTTGCAATACAGGTAACACAACATAACTATCCAGAAACAATCCAGATTGGTGATGTAACACAAGTAAAAGGTTCTGACCTACCATCAATTGATTTACTTATTGGTGGTAGTCCGTGCCAGGGATTTTCATTTGCTGGTAAACAATTAAATTTTGATGATGAACGAAGTAAATTGTTTTTTGAATTTGTAAGGTTAATGGAAGAATGTAAACCAAAGTACTTTCTACTTGAAAATGTTGTAATGAAAAAAGAATATGAAGATGTTATAACAGAACATATGGGTGTAAAACCAATTCTTATAAATAGTAATCTTGTATCGGCACAAAATAGGAAAAGACTTTACTGGACCAACATACCAAACATAGAGCAACCAGAAGATTCAAACATAACAATGTCTAACATACTTTTAAGTGGACAACACATAATTGTATCAAAACAAAAAAAGGAACATAAACCTGGTGGTGATAAGTCAGCGACATTACTTGCAAGAGACTACAAAGGATTTGGTAATCAACAAATGAGTGGTGTTATGGATAATGGTAATATTAGAATGTTAACACCAGTAGAATACGAAAGATTACAAAATGTCCCAGATAATTATTCTTCAGTTGCTTCAAACACACAGAGATATAAAATGTTAGGAAATGGCTGGACAGTGGGGGTTATTGAACACATATTCAAAAATATGAAGTATGAATATATTGAGTCTATTTGATGGTGTTTCATGCGGCCAATTAGCACTACAACGAGCTGGCATTAAGTATGATAAATATTTTGCTAGTGAGATTGATAAACACGCAATTAAGGTCACACAACATCATTTCCCAAATACAATACAATTAGGTAGTGTTGTAGATTTAGACACCTCAACATTATCAAAAATTGATTTGTTGTTTGGTGGATCCCCTTGTCAATCATTTAGTAGGTCTGGTGATAATACTGGATTTGATGGTAAGAGTGGTTTATTTTGGGAGTATATTAGAATACTAAATGAATTGAAACCAACATACTTTCTTCTTGAAAATGTTGTAATGAAAAAAGAATGGGAAAATATTATAACAGAAGCTATTGGTGTTGAACCAGTAATGATTGATAGTAAATTTTTTTCAGCACAAAAAAGACAAAGACTTTATTGGACAAACATACCATTTGATAAAAATATTGAAGACAAGAATATACACATATTAGATATTCTAATACCAACTGGTGAAGAAAAAATAATTAATGACCATATCCTTGTCCTTGATATTAATGAAGAAGGTTTTAAAATAAAAAATGGAACAAAAACTGGCTATCTTTATGCCAAAGAAGGTGATTGTGTAAATTTAGAATTTCCTAAAAGTCAAAATAGAAGAGGTAGAGTAAGTTATGGTAAAACAAACACAATTAACACCGCTTGTAATTATGGTGTTATTGTAAACGGTAATTTACGAGAGTTAAACATTACAGAATATGAAAGACTACAAACACTTCCAGATGGGTATACATCTATGATTTCTTTAAACCAAAGAAAAAATGTTTTGGGTAATGGTTGGACTGTTGATGTTATAGGACACATTTTTAAAAATTTGAAGTATGAATGTATTAAGTCTATTTGATGGATTATCTTGTGGACAAATAGCACTTGAACGTGCTGGTATTACTGTGGATAATTACTATGCGTCCGAAATTGATAAACACGCAATTAAAGTAACCCAACATAATTATCCCAACACAATACAGTTAGGTGATGTTACACAAATAAAAGGTGAAAATTTACCCCAAATTGATTTGTTAATTGGTGGATCCCCTTGTCAAGGATTTTCATTTGCCGGAAGACAGCTAAACTTCAACGATCCAAGAAGTAAATTATTTTTTGAATTTATCAGACTAAAGAATGAGTTAAACCCAAAATACTTTTTATTGGAAAACGTTGTAATGAAACAAGAATTCCAGGATGTTATAACGGAATATATGGGTGTTAGACCAATTAAAATAAATAGTAATTTAGTTTCAGCACAAACAAGAGAACGTCTATATTGGACCAACATACCAAATGTTGAACAACCAGAAAATCTTGGTATAAAACTAGAAGACATACTAGAAGATATTGGTCCAGATGGAAATTACTACAATAGAAAAAAATTAAATAAGGCAACAATTCTTGGACGAAGATTAAACGAACACGGTAAAAGAGATGATTATAATAAATCAATACCTATAAGTCAATGCCTAGAAGTAAGAGCAACAAATAGAGATAAGAGTAACTGCATTACAACTGTGGCTAAAGATAATGTATTAACAACGTTACCGATTGGAAGACATAAAGACGCATTTAAAAACAAACTACCATTTAGATATTATACCATTAAAGAACATTGTAGATTACAAACAGTACCGGATAATTATTTTGATGGTGTTGCTAGTGAAAATCAAATAAGAAAGATGATTGGTAATGGATGGACTGTAGATGTGATAAAATATATATTTGCTAAAATTTGTTAAAAAATTTTGTAGATTAAAATAAAATACATACCTTTGTATCGTTAATCAATTAAATATTTGTATATGTCAGGTTTATGTAAAAGAGTTGAAAAGAATTACCAAGTTCTTAAAAGTGGTGTTAAGAATAACACACTTACCATTGATGAGATTGATCATATGACTTGTGAGTTAATCACGTTTTTATCTATGTTGACTGAACAGAGAATAACACATATCAACGCTGATGAGACCGTTGACCGTTATAAAGAACGGGTGTGGAATATTGTAGAGAATGCCGGACTTTTACCGGAATTGTAAAATATTTAAAAATGGGTTGAACCGAGATTACCCATACAACTCGGCGGAATGAGACACGAGGCTCTCTGGGTGAAACTCCTCAACTATGTCTATATGGCATAGTGAAACTACACTCCCCCATTGGTACCAGTGGGGGTTTTATTCTTCTACCCAGATTACTAATTGATCTTCACCAACTCTAAATGGGTTTGCTAAAGACTCTCTAAAGACTGTACCAATTTTAAGAATCCAGTAAGTACCACCTTGAAACATTGGATAAATAACAAGAGCTAATTCCCATTTTAACGATTTAATAACAAATGGAATTTCATTTTCTATTTCTCTAGAAACAATTTTTTCGGCAATTTCTTTTTTTGCCAAATTTATAAGTTCTTTTATTTCACCATTACTAATTTCACGCTGATTGTATTCGTAACTATGTTTACCTGTTAGTTCATAACCCTTACCCTCAAGTTCTTTTCTGTCCTTTCTTGCAAAACCATGAGAACCTCTATCAACTTCTAAATTAAAGGTTACTTCCAGATTAGAAACGATTTGAGCTATAGTTTTTTCTAATAAAAGGTGTTTTCTAATTGATTCTCTTAATAAGTCCATTTTGATATTCTTTATTATAAGTATTTATTAATTATAGTTTATTAATATGAAAGAAAAATTTTTACCTTGGTTTTTATTATTTTGTGCTCTTGGTTTATCGGCAACAGCCGCTTATTACAGTGTTGTTGGATTATCAATTGTGTTTGTTGGCGTTGCAATTCCTGTGATTATAATGGGATCATTTCTTGAAATATCAAAAATAGCAATCGCCACATATCTTCACGACAAATGGAAAGAAACATATGGTGCTCTTAAAATTTATATGACTACAGCACTTATAACATTATCCATTATAACATCGTTAGGTATCTACGGATTATTAAGTACAGGGTTTCAAGGGAACATTGCGAAACTTGAGATAAGTGAAAAACAAATAAAGAATGTTGAAGTTAAGAAAAAAAGATTTGAAGAAATAAAAACTGAATTAACAAAAGAAAAAACAACTCTTGATGGTGATATTACAAAATTAAGAGACGGTCTCTCTACGAATACAACAACACAAACTGTAGATCAGAAGACAGGTCAGTTAATAACAAGAGCCAATAACGCAAATAGAAAATCATTTGAAGGACAATTAAAAGACGCACAAACAAGAAGAGATACAATCTCAAAAAAGATTGACGGATATAACGATAGTATTACAAAACTTGATATTCAGATTTTAGATATGCAATCGCAAGACATTAATAGTAGTGAACTTGGTGCTATTAAATATGTTAGTGAACTTCTTAATTGGGATATAAAAAAAACAGCAAATCTTTTTATTTTGATTTTGATTTTTGTGTTTGACCCGTTGGCAATTACTTTAGTTATTGCAACAAATCAAGCCTTTAAAGGTAACAAAAAAGATGAGGATACACCTCAACCACCCACCAACCACCCCACAACCACCCCCCAAGTTACCATACAAGATACCGACCAAGTAAATCCAATTATTATTGAAAAAATTGTTGAAGTTCCCGTTTATTTAGAAAAGGATGAAACACCAATTGATGAATATTTTGATTTAGAAAATACAGATTTAGATTTACAGGAAGAAAATAAAGTTAAGAGATTAAGATACACTAAAAAAAATGATTGAGATTATTGATAAAAAAATCAAAAGAAAAACAATAAATAATTCTGATAAAAATCAAATTATTTTGGTACATACGTCAAGAAAAATAGAAGAATATCTAACCTCATTAAAATACAGACACAATGGGAATTACAATAAAATACCACACTATGTTATATCTAGAGAGGGTAGAATCATTCAACTATTAGAAGACCAAGACTATTCAGAGCTCTTCAATGACCCAACATATGATAATAGGTCAATTGTAATTTCTTTAGAAAATTTGGGGTGGTTAGAAAAAGAACCATTGAAAAATCATTACATTAACTGGATTGGAAATATTTATAAAGAAAAGATAGTAGATAAAAAATGGAGAGACTATTTTTTTTGGCAACCGTACACTGAAATACAAATGGATTCTTTGGCGGAACTATGTAAAAATTTGTCAAAAAAAATGTCAATAAACTTAACTTGTGTTGGTCACAACACAAAAACAAATAGAATGGAAACATTTGATGGGATTTTTACTAGGTCTAATTTTGATGAAAATTATACCGATGTAAGCCCTGCATTTGATTTTGAATATTTTATAAAAAAATTAGAAAATGAGTAATTACGAAGAAATTAAAAATCTTTTAAAAGCATCTAAAAATATGTTAGGTGGTACTAAATTGATGAATGAGGAAATAAGAATTAAAAACCAATATGGTATTATTACCGAAGATATGGAAACTCAAATCAACCCAATGAAAGATGTTGAGAAAAAAATTCAAACCGACACTGAAAAAAATCCAGAAGAAAAGAAAAGAGCTTACAGAATTTCTGGTGGTATACTTGTAATCCACGGGATGGAAGAAGATAAATTACAACTTACTACAGATGATAAGACAGCATTCCAGGAAACTATGGATGAGTTTTTAACTGACGTAGCCAAGATTACTGACTTCAACAAACTAAACGTATATGAAAACAATGTTGAGTGGTCTGGAAAAATAACTGAAATGGATATTGAATTTTATATGTCAATTGGTGAAAACAACGGAGTTTACATCAATGGTGATATGATAAAACTAGACGAAGAATTTACAAATATGGTTACAGCCCTTAAAACCTTTTATGAAAAATTCAAATCAAAGTGGTCTAAAATAATTACAGATAGGAAAAAAACTAAATAAAATGAAAAATTTTATAAACAAATATTTTAAAGAAATTTTAGTTGTAGTTTTAATTGTAGTTGTTATTTTTTTACTTGTAAAAATTTTTACACCGGCACAAGATAAGAGTGAATTATTAAAATATAAATTAAACCAACTTGACACCAAAATTGAAGGTTTAGTTAAAAAACAAAAACAATTGGACGACTCAATAGCTAGATATAAAAAAGATATTGAAAGAATAGATGAAAATATTGAAAATATTCGGTCACAAAAGACAATTATAAATAATTATTATGAAAACAAGGCCAAGACAATTCCTGGTATGACAAATAAACAAATTGACAGTGCGTTGAGAAAAAGATATAATTTTTAATATGAAAATTTTAATTTCAATAGTTTTTATTTTATTTTCTTTTTTTGTTTTTTCTCAAAAAGAAACAAACATTGACACAAACGAAATTTGTATACCAAGTGTTGTTGTAAAAAAAATACTTTTGGATTTAAATGAGTTAGACAGATTAAAAGACAATGAAAAATTAACTAAAAAAGAAATTTCTGAATTAGAAACTAAAGTTGTAAAACAAGACTCAATAATTTCTAAACTGGAACAAAAAGATGATACAAATCAAGTTATTATTAGAAGTTGGACCGAAAAATATAATTTGGTTGAAGAAGACAATAAAGACTTGAGAGGTAAATTAAAATGGATTGAGATTAAAAACAATATCATTGAAATTGTTTCTGGAGCACTAATGGCATCAATTGTATATATAGAACTTTTAAAATAATGGCACTAACACAAGCAGACAAAAGAGAAGTTGAAACATTAATCCGTAAAGAAATTAAAGACTTTATGGGGTCAACAACTTTTAAACAATTTGAGGACAAATTATTACAAAAAATTTCTAAAGATATACAAAAAGGAAAATTAGAAAAAGATGTTAAAGATTTGATTATAAAATCTTTTAGAGAATTTTACACAATGATGTACCAACAAAGAGGATATTGGGAAACTAAATTTAGAAACGCATGACAGATTTATTTGCTAGTTTTATGAAAAATTATGATAGTGAAGCCAGTAAAGCTGGTCTTACTGGAAGCGAATTAGCCCAATCTAGAAAGGATATTGGTTTGAAAGAAAATAGTAAAAGCCCAAATGATTATCTTAAAAAAGGTGTATCAATGGAAGAAATTACAGAGTTAGCAAAGAATAAAAAACTTTCAACAAATAAAATCAAAAAAGAAATACAACAACTCCTAAATGACGGAGAAGATGTGAATGAATTTTTACAATCAGTTAAGAAAAAATTTAACAAAAGTAAAAAAGAAACTAAAGAAGGTATGGGTACTGGTGCTGGCGGTGGTAGTTTTGAACCGGCAATTTCTTTTGGCGAAACAAAAAAGGTTGAAACTAAAGAAGGTACATCAACCGCATCATCTGGTTCTTATGAAACTAATAAGATGTGGGCCAAGTCAATGAGTAAAAAACATTGGAGAAATGCTGGAGCTAATTATATGCCAGGGGCTAAAAGAGTCCAGGTTAAAAAAAAATGTACACGTTTTCCATACTGTAATCAAGGCGATATTAACGCTCTTAACATTTTTGAAAACGAAATTGGTCAAAAAGTAATTAGAAACATAAGTGAAGAATTAGGTGTTAGTGAACAATACATCAAAAATTTAATAAAAAGGGAAATTAATTAATCCATAAGATATTTATAAATAAAATAGAAAATGAATAATAACTATTACGATAGACTTTTTAAAAAAATTCTGAACGAAACTTTAGAAGAAAAAGCAAATTCACTTGTGAAAACACTAAAATTAAATAAAGATTCAGAATTTGATTATGTACAAGAAGATGATGATTTTTTAGGTATGGATAAATTTAATAAATACAGACGAGACACAGAGTACAAATCTAAAAAAGATGCTAGAAGAATGGCAGATAGAGATATGTCTAAACACTTCAAGAGTCCAGGAGATCCTTGGGCAACAGATGTTAATCCATCTGAAAAATGGCCAAAACATAAATTACCATATGACACCAAATTCAATTTTGATGAATTATCTGAAGGAGCTGAAGTATGTAATGAGTGTGGGTTAGGAATGATGATGGAAGGCGAATGTAATGAGTGTGGTTATAGAAAAATGTCAATGAAAGAAAGTAAAGAAAAATGTAACGAATGTGGTATGGGAACTATGAAAGAGGGTGAATGCAATGAGTGTGGTTATAGAAAAATGTCTATGGAAGAACATAAAAAATTATCAAATAAACAAAAATATATAGCAGGTCAAGAAAAACCATATGATGAAATCGGATCAAATGATTTAAGAAAATTAAGAGCAAAAAAAACAGAAACTAAAGAAAGCGGTTTTCCAGATTTAAGTGGTGATAAAAGAGTCACTAGAAAAGATGTTTTGATAGGTAGAGGAGTTTTAGACAAAAAAGGAAATAAAATAAAAAGAAAACAAAACGAAACCGTTTATAGAATTTATAGTGGTAAAGAGTCTGCCGTTTTTACAGAAAATGAAGTTATTGATATGATTGAACAATTTGTTAATGAAGAAAAACAAAAATTCAAAAAAGGTCAAACACCAGCTGGATATGAGGCATACGAAAAAGCTGTAAAACAATCTAAAAAAAACAATGACGATTATATTAATTCAGTATTGAAAAAAATTAAAGACTATACAAAAACAGGTTCTGAAACAACATATGAAATGAATCCAGAAAGTTTCCCACAAGGAAATGGTGAGTTTAAAGAATCTGAAAAGAAAGCTTACTCAACATCTAAAGAAGGGACAGATTGGAATTACGAATACGCTGGACAAATGGTACCAGATTTTGATCCACCTATGCCAAGTAAAGAAAGATTTAAAAAACAAATTGAAGGATCAGCAGAAAACGCTAACGTACAAGGATGGGGTAATAGCGTAAAAACAAAAACTAATTCTAAATTTGCTAAAATATTTGATAAAGATCCACTTGGTAAAGCTAAAGACGAAACTTACAAAAGAGCTGATCAACCTGTTACATTATCAAAGGGAAAATTAAAAGAAGATTTTGATAGAATTAAAGAGTTAATGAAATATAATGATAAGACTCAATAATTTACAAAAAATAAATTAAACTTATAATTCTCCATAGGAACTTTCTTATGGAGAATTTTTTTAATTATATAAGTAAACCTTTGGACAACGAGGATGTTGACATATGGTTCAGAACAAATAACATCATAATAGAGAAGATGGAACTCTACTATGATATTATATTTTCTCTATTTAAAAACATTTCAGACACTTATTTAGGTGATGATGAAAATACCCGACAAGAAACCAAAATACAATTAACTGACGAAGATAAATTAAACCATTTTTCTTGGTGTTGGAAAAAGTTAATTGACGAGTTCAAAAAAGAAGGTCTTATTATAAATGAAGTTGGTGAACATAGGGATTATCTATATGACTTTTTTTCAGATATATTTTATAACCAAAAGGACAGTAAAATTAGAAACTCAATAGATGTTTTTTTTACTGATATATTTGATATGAAAAAACCTTTCACCAAGTCTGACTTAGATATGATTTCAACAATTTACAAATCCCTAGATAAAAATATCGTGTATTAAGTTTACTATCTAGAAAAAAAAACTTATATTATCTTTAATAAACAAATTAAAATAAAAAAATGGAAACAATAGAGCAAATTAAAACATTAACAGAACAATTAAGTCAAGACGCGACTAAATTTTATGCTGGTAATAAAACAGCTGGCACTAGAGCTAGAAAAACTTCACAAGAATTACGTGAACTTTTGAAGAAATTAAGAGGTGAGATTTTAGAATCAAGAAAAACTAATTAATATGTTGTCTTTGGGTAATTTACTTCTTTTTATGTTTATATTTTCAATAGTAAACATAACTAGACTAGGACTTTTATTTTTGATTTCAATATTTCAAAACCCACCCAGAAAACTAGAGATTAATAAATATGAAACTTTTTACTACCTATTTTTAATTTCTTACATAATAACATTTATAATTAATAAAAACTAATGAGTTTGTTTAAAGAATTTGAAGGATTATTTCCTTATTTGATTTCAGTTAGAAAGTTAAAAACATATTTATCTTTTGACATTGAATTTCCGGAAACCTGGAAGTTACCAAAAAAATATGTAAATGAAGAAAGAGTTGTTGAAAATAGTAAACAAAAGGATGGAGTTAGGAATTTTAGTTTTGTTTCAGAGTTTAATGAATCATCGGTTGACGAACTAATTTCAAACATAAAAAACATCATCCACTACAATAAAGAAAGAGAGGAGAAAGAAAGATTGTTTGAAAATAAAGTTAATGAGTTAAAGAGAATTTTTGAAAAACAAAATTTACAAAATTTACAGGATCTAAAATTTGAAATGACATCAAAAATTAAATTTGAAGATGAAGAAGAAACTACAGACACGGGAGGAACACCTCCAGATATGGTTACAAAATGAATCTGAAAAGGATAAGAACGCCCTTGAAAACGAAAAAAATAATTTAATTCAAGAGATACGAAAATTAAAAAAAGAGGATTTATTACCCAAAGAAGAAAAACTTAGCATATGGCAGAGAATAAAAAAGACATTAGTGGGGTAATTGAAAACATTGCGTTTGCAACAGACAAATTGCAATCAACATATCCGATTGGAAAAATAGCGATTATAATTGAATTAAGCCACCAAAAGTTTATTGAGGCACAATTTGATTTAGATATGTATAGTGAGTCAACAGACCAATTCAAAATTGACATTTCAGATGTTGAGGTTATCTTCATTAAAGAAAATACTTTAAAACCCCAAGAAGAAGTTAAACAAGAACCACCTAAAAAGAATTTTTTTAAAAAACTTTCTTCAGTCCTATTTTCTAAAAAAAGTAGTTGATTGTTTATATAACGATTTTTTTGAAATACCTTTAGACTCCAAAAGAGAATAAAGGTATTTTTTTTGTTGTATAGATGAATCTGTCACTAAAATACAGTTAGTCTTTTTTTTGTCTTTTAAATACTGCTCAAATATCTCAAAAAACCTAAAACAATCTGAATCACTTTTAAGTGAAAATAAAAAAACATTTTCATCTTCCTGGACAAAAAATTTATTATTAATTTTTGAAACTATTTTAATGGTATTGCTAGAAATGTATTTTTTATAAAAAGTCTCAAACGTAAGTCTAGAGTTTTTATTAATATCGTAGATTAATTCCTCAACTTTATAGTTAGAAATTTTTAAAATTCTTACATTGTCTTCATCTGTTTGAATCCTAACTTGTCTCCCCAATTCATCTCTAACAAAGTATAGTTCAAATTCGGACGGTTGATTATCTATGAGACCAATTTCATATTCAGTTACAATTCCATTCTCAATTCCTTTATTAAAAATAATCTTATTACTATCGTCAATTAATTTTTGATAAAAATTTTGAGCTCTTTCTAATGTTTTGAAAGATTTTAAAATTTTCTTTCTTTCTTTATTTTTAAAAAGAATTACAGTATATTTCATATTAGAATAAATATAAAAAAAAATTTAGATAAATGAATTCTGAAAATTATTATGAAGCATTAGGTGTTGATAAAAACGCATCTCAAGACGACATAAAAAAAGCATATAGAACTTTAGCAAAAGAAAATCACCCAGATAAAGGAGGAGATCCAGAGAAGTTTAAAAAAATATCCGTTGCATATGATGTATTAGGTGATGAACAAAAAAGAAAAGAGTATGATAATCCAGCAATGGGTTCATTTGGTGGGTTTGGGTTTAACGACATCTTCAATCAAATGTTTAATCAAAGACAAAATAGAGTACACGACACTGTAATAAATTTAGACATTACGGTTTTTGAATCGTTTTTAGCAATCAATAAAAAAATTAAGTATAAAGTAAAAGAAAAATGTGGTGGTTGTAATGGACAAGGGGGTGAAAAAAAAACTTGTACAACTTGTAATGGTAATGGTCAAATTGTAGTCCAAGTAGGTTCTGGTATGTTTGTCCAGATGATGCAAGTCAATTGTACGACTTGTAATGGACAAGGATTTATTTTTATCAAAAAATGTAACATATGTCAAGGTACTGCCTCAACAGATAAATTAGAAGATTTAGACATTAAAATACCACACGGGATTGATAATGGACAATTTTTGAGGATGCAAGGTAAAGGTGATTATAAAAATGGTATGGTGGGGAATTTGGTAATTAGAATTAATTTAATAGAAAATGATAATTTTCAAAAACACGGTAATCATTTAATATATACTAAAACATTTACATTGGAAGAAATACAACAAGACTCATTTGACATCCCACATCCAAACGGTAAAATAAATGTAAAATTTCCAAAAACTACAGACACATCTAAACCTATGAGAGTCAAAGATAAAGGGTTTAAAATTGAGGGTCAACAAGGAGACTTGTTAATTAATCAATTTTTGAAATTTACAAGGAATTAAAATAAAGATATTATATCACTAACCAAAGAAATCAGACCATATATCATAAGACTTAGGGTTACAAATCCTGTGATTAATAAAATATTAAATTTACTTTTACCTTTTTGTTTACAGGCTTGACAGCCGACTTTAGTTGCTTCCATTTTTCTTTTTTTATTAAAATAGCGGTAATCATTTTACTAATAAATAATTAATTCTTATTTTTTTTATTAACGAGAATATTTATTAAATAAAATACTTATGGAATTAGTTGGAATTTTATCAAAAGTTGTAAAAGAAAGTTTAACCACAAAAAAAATATTATTAGAATATCCTGAATCAACGGTAAAAAGATTACTTGATAAGTTTTCTCAAGGTACTGATGATACTGAAGAGGAAATCAGAAAAGTAATTGCTGACTTTGAAAGATTTAAAGGTGGTTTTGCTACAGATGAAAAAAATGAACTTAAGCAACTTAACGACCAGTTAAAAACTTTAGAACCGTCTTCTCAAGAGTATAAAGATTTACAAACTAGAATCCGTGACTTAAACAAAACGGTACAAGATACTCTAGACATATTCAAATACGACTATGAAAGTTTAAAAAATCTTACAGCAGAAAAAGATACAAAACAAAAAACCAAAAAAACACTTGAGTCTTTGGTACAAGACTATGTACAAAAATACAAAGGTACTGATTTACAAATGACTAAAACTAACGTAAAAAAGTTTTTTGAAGTCAAGACCCATTTACCCGAAGTTAGAGAGTTTAAAAAAGAAATAACATCTTTCAACCCAGCCCAACTAAATGAGCTAGTTGGGAAATATTTCTCAACTTTTAATAACCAAGGTGTGAATGAATATGTTATTGCTATTGCTCAAAAATTTCACGAAGAAAAACCAGATGAGGATGTAATGACAACACTTCTCCCAAGAGCAAAACGATTTGCAAGACATTTTGAATTAATCCCACTTAATGCTAAATTAAGTAAGTATATGACTTTTGAAGAGTTTGAACACGTTGTTGATGGTTATACACCAATGGAAGAAAGTGATTATACCATACCAGAAATTGATACAAGTGATGTCAATATTCCGTATGAAGATGATAACGTATTAATTTTTGCTCCAGACGAAAAACAAAAATGTATCAATATTAGAAAAAAACATGCTCCAGATAGAAGATGGTGTACATCTTGGGAGGGAGCAGGAAACTATTATTACAATTATAGATTAAATCAAAACCTTACTTTATATTACATTATTAATAAAACTTTACCATCTTCAGATACAAATTACGCTTCAGTAATTTTGGTTGATAGATATGGTGAAATGAGACTTGCAGACGGAACTAACTCTGGACGGTATTCAGGGAGTCAAGTAGTTCCTTGGAGTGAAATTTTATCAAAAATACCAGTATTAAAAGGAAAAGAACAATACCTAGAAGCGAAACCATTCTCAACTGAAGATATGGATAAAATGCAAAGATATAAACAACTTAATTTAAGAACCACAGATCCAGTTGCGGAATTGGGTGGTGAAAAAGAAGTTGAGATGTGGTTAGAACTAAGAAGTCCAGATTTGTCAAGTACTCAAAATGGTGATGAAATATTTAGAAATTTACCAGAAGAATCACAAAAAAAGTATATTGGTTTGGGTAATGACTTAACACCTAGAATGATTAAAAATTTAAGTGATGACGCAACCAACCCAAATAATCCTGGTATGGCCAAAGCACAATCTATTTTGACTTATTATGCCGGAAAAAAACGTGACAAATTATTACAAAAATCATTAAAGGAATTATCAGATAAAGATGTTGCACTCATAGTAAGTGATGAAATGAAACAGTACTTACCTGATTTAAAAAGAAGATATATTAGTGAGTTAGGTAGTGATATTGATCCAAGTTATACTTTAATTGAATACCCTACTAGTGTTACAGGAAAGTTCATTAGAATTTTTGGTCCAGACGAACTATTTGAATTTTTACCAGAAGATATTGGGTTCTTACAAATTGAAAATAAGTCAAGTGAAGATTGGGTAATTAAAATTCCAGAATCATTTGACCGATTTAGTCAATTGACAACTTTAGTTTTTGAAAACTGTATAAAAGAATTACCAGAGTCAATTGGAAATATAAGAGGTTTACACTTTTTAAATTTGACAAACAATAAACATATGACAAAATTACCAAAAAGTATTGTTAATTTAAGATGTTTAGATTTTATGTCAGTACTTGGAACACCAATTGTTTTTGAAAAACTACCAGAAGAATTTAGAAAATATTGGAATTATGATAAAGAAGGTTTCTGGGAACCTAACTATCCAGAAGAAATGAAACAACACTGTTAATTTATATTTTATGAAAAATGTTGATTTAGAAATTTATATATCACAACTTATAAGTTTCTTTGAAAATAATCCAAATGATTTAATGGACTTAATAGGTTCCTTACAAAAAGACGATTTTTATAAAAAAATAAGAGAACGATGTGAAAAAAACGTTGAAGAAGGAAATGATATGGTTCTAACTAAAGACCAAATTGTAAACATAGTTATTGATTTAAAAATACCAGTAATAAAAAAAGAAAAACGTAACTATCTAGAAAACATAATTCAAAAAACGACATTTGGTGATATAATTTTAAATTAATTTCACATTTAAAAAAAAATTCATATATTTGTTCTATTATTAATAAATAAAAGATGGAATTCAAAGAGTATTTTAGTGTAGAATCCGAGTTTTTAAAAACTATTTCTGAAAATGAAAAAAAGTTTCTTTCAAAAACAAGAATTCAAGGATCACTAAATTTAACACCAGAATTACTTCTTACTAAAAACTTCATTTTAGAATATTGTTATAGTAGAGTATATGAAAACAATTTTTTATATCTAGATGCTATTTTTAGAAATAAGTCAGACATCTTTATATATTTATCAAAAAAGGATATAGCAGAATTAAATTATCAAACAATGATTTATTTTGAACCAAATAAAATAGAAGAAACAAAGTTCTTCATAAAAAATTTACTTAAATTAAAAGAAAACAATGGAAATTAACAGTGTAGACTTACAAGAAAAAATCAACAAAGGTGAAAAAATTATTGTTGAATTTTGGGCAGAATGGTGTGGACCTTGCAGAATGATGAAACCAACATTTGAAAAAGTTGCTAACCAAAATACAACAGATGTTCAGATGTATACAATGAATGTGGATCTTAATAAAGAAGCAAGTGTTGCCCTTGGTATTAGAAGCATCCCAACAACAAAAGTGTTCAACGCAGGACAACTTATTGAAACAAAAGTAGGTATGTTAAGTGAAGGACAAATAAACGGATTAGTAACTGAATTAATTAATGGATAAGATTGCTGTCGTGTTCTCAATGAAAGGTTGTCCATTCTGTGTAGAACTTAAAGAAATGTTAGAAAAAGAGGGTATTCCTTTTTTTGATAGAGATATACACGAACATAAAGAAGAGTATCAAATGTTTGTTGAAGTAACTGGTAATGATTTTGTACCCTCATTTATGTTAATTGAAAATCCAGATACAGAACCAAAAACGGAACTGTATGCGCCGGATAGAGACTTCCAAAATATTAATGAAGGGTTTGATATAATAAAATCGTTTGTTAAAGGATAATAAAAAACCCCACTCTCAAGGTGGGGTTTCTTTTTAGAATACAATTACGTGTTCTAACTTATCTTGTTTTGTATATGGTTTATCTTTCGTAGGAAAGAGTATATCTTGTAAAAGGTCATAATCCTTAACATAGCCCCTAAAGTCCTCTAAATCAAAGGAAAATACGTCAAGTACTAAAGACTTAACAATGTCTTTATTATATTTAGATTCAGAAACAATCTTTATTTTTAAATCTTCATTCTCATTTTCTTCTTTTGTAAAGTAAAATTTTAGATTATCAACACCCATAAGACTATACATATGATTAAAAACATAGTGTGAATAATAAGTCATAAGTCTACCACAATTAAGACTGTAACCATAGGGAAATTCAGATGATACATTAAGTTCGTGTATTGGTTCATCTTCCTCAACAAAGACATCTTTGTTTACATCAATCCAACCGGTCTCAATATTTTTAATATCCTGGTCGTAACGAATAATGTCTAATGTGTTTATTTTTTCAATTCCAACCTCATCTAAAATATCTTTAAACCATTCAATAAAATCTGTTTTAATTTTATCTAGATTTAATACTTCTTTTGAAGTTGTTTGTCCGTGGATAACCATAAATGATTCACAATCTGTTACCTGGATGATTGAGTTTTCTTTTTTGTCAATTCTTGTAAGAATAAAATCGGCAAATAGGTTTACAATACCTCTTCTTGAATTTTTGTTAATTTTTCTCATATTCCATTTTTTATAATGGATATAAGTTTTAATTAACATTATAAATAGTTAATAAAGGTAATCACCAAATAGATCATTTATTTGACGGTCAACTTCAGAAGAATCTGGGTAGTCGTAAACTCTAAAATCAATTTGTTCATATGTACCATCATTAAATAATTGTTTCATCATTTGAGTATAACCCCCATAGTAATCCAAAGTATCTGAATATCCCCTATATTCGTTTAAGAAAGTCATAACATTTGAATAAAAATCACGAATTTTAATATATTGTGTATACCTTCTTTTTTCACCAATTTGTGTTGCGACTTCATCAATTGGTGATGAAAAATATTCATCTAAACCTTCCATTACTAGATTCCATAACATATCACCATAAGCACCATTGTAAGCGTTGGTGTGTAAATTATCTAAATTACCTTTTAATTCGTCTAAATCTGTATCTAATAATTCATTCATTGCTTCTTCATCTTTGATTAGAGAGATAACATTGTCACTTGTAATTTGAAATAAACCATCACGACCATCCGTATCAGCCAACTCTTGAAAAAAGTCAGAACCAAAGTCTTCAGTACTTAAATCTTTATTTCCTATATTTTCTAAAATATATTCAGCAAGACGTTGAATATTTTGTTCATTTAATTCTTCAATAACATCACTATAAACATCATCTGTTGAGTCCCAATAATATTCATATATTGTACCATCTTCAGCAAATACTTTTTGAGCAATATCACTTGCAGAATAATCCCTACCTCCACTATCAAAAAATTCAGCAAGTTCTTCTCTACCACTCAATCTTAACCAGTAACCATCATCTCTAATTTGAACATCTGTAAGTAAATTATGACAAATAAAGTTTAAACCATTACTAGTGTTTTTTTCTATTAAGGAAATAAGGTAATAATTTTTTAAAACCTCTTCTAAATTATTATAATCAACATCATCTAAAAAACCATTATCAATAATAAAATTAAAAAGTTCTGAATCATTTTTAAATTCACCACTTGGTATATAAGTAACATCTACTTGGTCTTGTTCATTGTATTTTAATACAGTTTTTAAAAAATTACGTGTCGTTCCAAAGACTTTAAGAATTCTATTGTATTCATCTTCTCTACCATCGTGAAACCACTCAAGAAATTTTTCTAATTTACTCATATTTTATAAATATAAAAAAAGGTGGAAAAATAAATTCCACCCTTAATTTTTCTTTGGCCAAAGGAAATTATTTTTTGTTATAATACTTCTCAACAATTTTTTTAACTGAATCCGGTACATTCTGATTTTGAACTTGAGGTCTTTGTTCAGAAATTGGTCTTGGTACTGGTTGAGCAGCTGCTTCTTGTTGATTTCCTTTGTTTTTACATCCACATCCCATAATAACTTGTTTTTATTAGGTTTATTTTTATATATAAATATTATGATATATTCATATTTGTAAAGTTTAAAGTATTTATTGTTGTATGAAAAAAGTTTTTAGACTTACGGAACATAAATTAATTAATCGTTTAAAACGATTAATTAAAGAGGATGAAATAGAAGAAGTTGAAATTAGTCCAGAAGAATATATTGAGTTACTTAAAAAAGTTTTCTTTCAAGCACAGGCAATTCCAAAACTACCAAAATTTAAAGGAAAAAAATTGGTGATAAAAGGAAATTTGGATTTAACAGATTTTAATGAACGAAAACAATTAGTTGATTTAGGACCAATTAAAATTGACGGTGATATAAACGTATCTTACACAAACATTCAAAATTTAGACAATACTGAAGTTACAGGGTCTATGAGATATTGGAACACTCCTTATAATAAAGTTATGGATAGGAGAGCCCAACAAAAAAAATACGCAGCTCAAAACAATAGAAGAGAAAATAATGAATGGGATTTAGATGATACTGACGAGGAAGGCGAAAAAGCAAATGTTGCATTTATGTATGCCGAGCAGGAAGGTGATATTACAGCTTTAAGTGATGAAGATAAAGAAAGATTGGAATATTTAAGAACACAACTTTCTGAATTGGAAACTCAAATGGAAAATGAGGATGATGAAGAAAAATATGATAAATTATCTGAAGAATATGACGAAGTACAAGAAGAAATTGACGGCTTTGAAGAGTATGTTGATGTATATGATTTTTATCCAAACGGAAAACATTGGTATATGACATCTTTTGAATCTTTATCTACTGGAAATGAATATGCTGTCGGAACTGAATATGAAGCCGATAGAAGTTTAGAGGAGTACATAGATGAGATGATAAACGACGCGGAAAATATGTTTGACACTAGGCATTTATCAAACTATATTGATGGGAGAAAAGTGAGAGATGAGTTTGAATACGCTGTTGAGGAATGGGTAAGAGAATCTCCAGATTCTTATGGTGTTGAAAAACAATTAAGTGATGACCAAGAAGAAGAAATTTGGTTACTTGAAATGGAAAAGTGGGTTTATGAAAATGAGGGAGTAAGAGCCCCAATTCAATTACCAACCAGAGAAGAAGGAAATGTTTTTGATTTTGAAGACGCCGAAGGTAATAGATTTGAATATAAAAATGAAGGAAGTGGTTGGGTTTTATATGAAGATGGGCAAGTAGTACCACCACATCAAATATATGATGATGAAGATACGGACGAACATCAAGAAGCTAGAGATGAAAGAATTTCAGATATTGATTATGAAATAGAAGAAATAAAAGACAATCCAGATGGTGATCCAGATGAAGACTCTATTGAACAAGCAGTTGATGATTATCTTGAGAGTATTGAAGATGACCCACTTACATTTTTACAAGATATGGGATATGACAACTATAAAGATTTTATTGACGAAGATGAATTAAGAGATGATTTAGGAAGAGATTACGATTATGGTGATGCACTTAATAGTTCTAATAATAATTATGATGAATTTACTGTAAATGGAACTAGATATATTGTGATGCAATATAATTAATATTTACTGATTATATTAAATGTTTATAATTATGTCAGATGGGAAGAAAAAAGAAAATAGAATTTTTAATGAACACCGACTGGATGTTTGAAAAACCAATTGACAGAGAGCATAAGGAATACAAACTTTTATCATATTTTCAAAAAATGGGTGAGAAACTAGATAATCTAGAATTATATCCAGGTTTTATTGAATTATCTTTACATCTTGCAAATGTCCAAACCCTTGTTAAAGACAAAAAATTATTGTATACAGATAAGAAGTTTTCATCTGTTGACGATGAACTTTTGGTAAAAGATTTAAAAATCAAAGACGTACCAGAAATGTCTCACGACGAGTATGAAGAATTTATAAAAATTTTATCGTACTCAACACCTAGAATTTATGAATACTTTAATATTGCCAAATCTGTTTGGGAAACAGTATATGATTGTGTAAATTTAAAGATGAAAAAAAACACTAAAAATATTTTACTGAATAAAGGATATTTTTATTTTAATACAAGTGAAAAAACATATATTTGGGAGTACGAAAAGAAACCAGCGGCTAAAGGATCCCCAGAAAGTAAGGTATTTGTTAGTTTAATTTCTGAAAATGAGAAAAATAATTTGTCAATTTCAAAGTTAATTACTAATTTTACCAAAATTGATTTGGAAGAAAGTAAGAAATTACCCATTATTGAAATGGTTTCAAGAGGTGATTTTCCAATTAATGAAACTCTTTTACCTATGTTTAAAAGAAAGTTAATCTCTTACATTGACCAAAAACAAATTTTAGAGAACTACAAAAAAACAAAAGAATCATTAAACATTTAAATTATGGCACAAATATCTATTGACTTGATTAAAGATATGATTGAGAAATACCCAAACGATATTGAACTTGGGAAAGAAGTTAGAAAATTTTTTAACAAAATTCAAAAAGAAAAACCAAAAAAACAATCTTAATATTTTATGGAATTATTGACAGGAATGTTGGATAATGGAGAAGGAAATATCTCTTGGTATCCAGAAAGACAGTACACACTTGTTGACTTAATTAGACAACATAAACCAAGAAACATTATTGAAATTGGAGTTAATGCCGGACACTCAACTTTATTAATTGTTAATACTTTAGTTGAAATTATTGAAAAAGACCCAGGTTTTAATTCAGAAAAAATTGTTATTTTTCTTTTTGATATTTGTAAGTATGAGTGTACGGAACACAATTACTTAATTTTGAAAAATTATGCAAAAGAATATAACATTCAGATAGAACTTTTTAAGGGAGATTCATTAGATATGGTCCCAAGAGTTTTGAGTAACTACCCATTTAATTTTGATTTTGTAGAAATAGACGGCGCCCACTTCAGAGACTATGTTTTAGGTGACATACTTAATACCTATCAAAAAATAAATGATAATGGTATAATTTATATTGATGACTTTAATTCATCCAAAGACCCAACTCCAGATGTTAATGAAGTTGTTACAGAATTTAACTGGCAAGGTTTTCACACCTATTATATTGACGGTGTATTTTGGGCTCAGAAACAATCTAATAATAAAAATAATATGTCACAATCAAAAGAACACGTAAATCATCCCCAACATTATGGCGGTGAAAGCAACCCTTACGAAGCTATTAAAGTTATTGACGCTTGGGAATTAAATTTTGCGTTAGGAAACACCGTAAAATATATTTCTAGAGCTGGAAAGAAAGACCCCAAAAAAGAGTTAGAGGATTTGAAAAAAGCTATGTGGTACTTACAACATCACATTCAAAAATTAGAATCATCAAACTAAATAAATTTGACTTGGTCACCAACTTTGATGTTGAATTTTTTACAGTCACCACCAGAGATTTCCAAAACTAAATCACCGTAACCTTTATACCTATTACAATCTTCGGTTATACAAGGTTTACAATTGTGGTGAATACCAGTTATGTAGTCTTCATTGATGTGGATAATGTCCAAGTTAGTTATACAGTTTTTCATCCAAAAACTATTTTCACTTTCTTTCATTAAAAACAACATACCATCATAGTCTGATTGAAATTTTTTATTCATCATACCTTCCATAATGTCTTTACTAGCAACAACGGGTTTTACTGAATATATATTGTTATTTATTATTATCTTCATATTTATATAAATATTATACTATGGGTGAATTTAAAAGATATTCTGGTGTTTTAGTAAAACATAAAAATAAAGTACTTCTTTGTAAAAGATCAAAAGAAGAAACTTTACCAGGACAATGGTCAATACCTTCAGGGAAAATTGAAAGTGGTGAAATACCATTAGAAGCCGCGTTGAGAGAGTTTAAAGAAGAAACAGATATCCAATTACCAAAAAAACTAGATTTGATTGGTTTAATAAATAAATACAAACAAGATGGTAAAACAAAACGTGGGTTAATATTTGTATATTACTTGGAATCAAAAAAAGAATTAATACCAGATTTAGAAAACGCCCAAGATGGTTTTGAACATAGTGAATGTGGTTATTTTAGTTTAGAAAATCTACCTTTAAATAAAAATAACACACAATTAGAAAAAATTATTAAAAAAGTTTTAAAATAATTGATTTTTTAAAAATTAATATATATTTATAATACACAAAAAAACTATAACCCCCTTTCACATTTTAGAGGTTTAACAAAAAAAAATCCCAGATTTTATAAAAAAAATATTTGGGATTTTTTGTTTTATATCAAATAATGTTATATATTTGTCCTATGAATAAACAAGGACACAATATTAGAATCATCCACGAGACAATGGGTGAATTACTAAATGAAACATTTGTTGATGCAATACAATTTAAATTGTTCTTAAAAATGATTCACGCATCACTAGAGTTAGACCAGAACTTATCGTTTTTTAATGGAGATACTTTTTTAATCAATATACCTTTTAAAATATTAAGAGATTCCGTTGTTGTAACCTCAAGTGTTGAGTTCACTATGGTAGACCAGGTAAGAAGTAAAATAGAAGCTTTAGTTACTAAATAATTAATTTATGGGTACAAATTTTTATAGAATACCAACAGAAAAAGAGTTAGAACAAAGAAAAAATAGATTACAAACCAGAATTAGACAAATGGATTTAAACCCTAGTTCTGTTAATTGTGGATTTAATATTGGTGGTGGTCCAGATGAATGGACTAACCGATCACCTTGGGATGAATTTACAGAAGACTTACAAATACATTTAGGTAAAC